CACCTCCATGCTCACCACCCTCGCAGTTGTCGCAAAAGATCGCGATCCTGCGAGCGCCGGCCGCGCCAAGGCCCTCTCCACCACGCTGGCCATACATAACGCTGATCTCCTTAAGCGCCGCACGGAAGCCGCTTCCGTAATCGCTATGGCCAAGTCTATTCGCCCCGAGCCAATTTTTATCAACTTTTGGGGCGAGCCAGGCCAAGGTAAGACACACTGGACTCTCCGTACGTTCACGGAGTGGCTGAAGGCGCACTACGGACTGAAGGACACCATCATCACCGGAACAGGAACTGACAAGTACTTCCCGGTCATAGCCAACGAGGAAATCCTCTTCATTGACGAATTCCTCTCAGCTGGGCCCAATGACCACTGGCTACCTGTCCTCAACTCTCTGATCTCGCAGGGGCCCATCAACATGGACGCCGCTTTTGTTAAGAATCAGAGCCCGCGTTTCAAGTTTGTAGTCACTGTGAGCAATCCAAACCCCTCGATGATCAACATCGTATCGGGGGTAATCGGAGCCCAGACTCAGGAGGCCATGCGCAGTCGGATGCACTGCATCGAACTGCGCAACGTCAAGCACGACCGCTCCAAGGATCGTGACCATCAAGATGAACACGACATCCGTCTTTTCCAGAACGGCGTTGAACTCTCTTACGGTGATTTCGAGGCCCATCTTGATGAGCTATACCGCCGTCGGGAGGCCAATTATGCCCAGGCCCTTGAACAGGCCCGCCAGAAAGCCACCTACCAGGCTGCAGCCCGACTCCATCCGGTCTGCACCTTCTACGGACCCCCCGGCACGGGGAAGACGACACTGGCCAACCGCCTTGCGGTGGCCTATGCTGACATCCTCAAACTTTCCATTCGTGATAGCTTTGACGATGGGACCACGCCCGCGGTCTACGTCTTTGACGACAAGGTCCTCGGTGCGCAGAAAGAGTACTGCCAGTTCTATGATCGGCTGGTTCCTGGCAGCGTGATCTTCATCACCATGAACCTTCGCTGGCAGTGGTCGTGGCCTACCTACGAACATCTCTACACGAAGACCACCCACTACCGCTACCGCTACTCGCCTGACATAACTGAGCCGGGACTCTACCGGCGTCTTGGCTACTCCGGACCTGCCTACATCCATGGCCCGGAAATGGTGCTTGGCTCGGGAATCTTTCACGAGCTCAAGTCCCAGTTCTTTACGTATGGTGAGGACGAATCGTCTTCCCTCGAAAACTTCCACCACGATTTCGGACAATCCATCGCCCACTGCTTCGGGGTAGACCACCTTCCCCCCCCCGAGTGGGTGCCAGCCTTCCTTCCGACCCAGGACACCTTTGATATCGTTATCTCCTACCCCGATGGTGTCCCCAGTGTTGCTGAGTTCGTCTCTGACTACGCCATGCGGAGAACAAACATCCAACTCTCCAAAGTCTCAGTCAGTACCCTTGCCCATTGGGCTTACGAACTCGCGGGACGAGATCCGACCAGCCTGGAGGCCGTCGCCATCGCCCAGAAGTTCCGCGTTAGCTTCCCTCGTGTCACGGCACATATTACCGCCGGGGGTTTTGAGGGACGGATTCTCCGGGACGGCCGAATTCAGATCATCGGCGAAGACCCTGGGGACTCTCGCACCCCACTCGTGTGGTCTCATTACGCCGACAGTAGTCACCTCGCCTCGCCTCCGATGTCATTTGGCTTTACAGAGATCAAAGCCATTATTGACGGGCAAGCCACTTCGGATGCCTACTGGGGTCTTCCGTTCCACCTCAAGACCCGTATCTGCGCCACTCTCCGCGAGTATTGGCAGAAACAGCCTAACTACCAGCGTTTCGTAATGGAGAATTCGCTCGACCAACTGAGCGCTGAGAGCCAGTCCTCGGCTCTCGCCCACGCCTCAAAGGCCTACACTTTCCTTAAGGAAAGAAAACTCCACTACGTCATCGGCGTCCTGATCGGGGTCCCCGCCATCATCTACGGTCTATCCAAGATCGTGAGCACGAAGAAAACCGTCAAGGTCGCCGCGGAAGTACACCAGGGAGGAGCTCTTTTGCTCTCCATCCCTGGGCAGCAGGATTTCATCCTCCCTTTCTGCAAGATTTGCCGAAAGTGGGTGGGCCCTGCCGAGCGGTGCTACGACCGACATCCACATGCCCTCGATGATGACTCTATCCCGTTCTTCCGCACCTACTTTAAGGATCGAGCTGCCCGTGCATGGCGCAACGACGCCCGGAGGACCTTCGATGGCAGCACCGAAGGCAACCCCGAGTGGTGGTATGAGATTGACCGCCTCCTCGCCATCGCTGGGGAGGAAACTGCAGAGAGGATGATTGCCGAGAAAGCCAAGTCCGGACAGCCCTATACCGCCGAGGAGGAACTTCGTGTACTTGCCATGTGCAAGATCACGGATCCCGTAAAAGTCTTCCCCTGCGATTGCTTCGGATGCTACGATCCGGAGTGCGCCGGAAAGAAGAAGGACGGTTCCGGCATTTGCCGACTGAAGAAAGCATACCAAGAATTCCACCAGTCTGACTTGAAGGACGAATTCCGGCTGAAGCCGGCCCGTAAGGTCCAGCAGGATCGCCGGGTGAAGAAAGCCGATGGGCGCATCGTCAGCTACAGCCACGAACTTGTAGCCGCCTTTCCCGAGAAGTACTACATGCCTGGCGCCGATGAGAGCTATTTTCAGAAGCGTTCGCGCTACCAAGCCATCTCACAACTCATGCCGCTTAACCCGGCGGCAGACCCGGAGTTCACGACAGTCACTGGGGTGCTCGAGAAAGCCACCTGCTACGTAGCGTCAAAAACCACCAAGAACGCTGCGCGTGGCCTCTTTGTGGGGGCAAATTTCGTCCTCACCAATTCTCACCTTTATGCGACAAACGACAAAGGGGGAGCCCTCGTCTATGACGATGCCCGGCCTGATGGCTGGAATGCGGTCATTCACGCTTCTTTGGTGGGAAGAGATGTAACCCTCCTCCGGATTACCGATACAGACTTCACCCCACGACGCGACATCACCCGCTTCTTCGCGAAGGATGATTCTCTCCCGCAGATCCGCGATATCCGACTGGTGCTCGTAGAGCCTAGTAAGACCACCGTACTAGGCTCACGGACCGAAACGACCACTCGGGTGTTGGGCGAAGGTTCCACCAATGAAATCGTGTGGGAACAAACCCGACCTAACGGGCGAGACCGCACACCAACCTTCCTCGTCACCTACTGGGCAGGCATTGCCGGAGTTCCGACATCCAACGGAGATTGTGGAAGCGCTTACATCCACGCCGGCAAGGGCTTTGCCACCCAGCGGATCCTTGCCATCCACTCCATCGCCACCGTTGAACATCGCTCGACGAAGGGGGCCATAGTCACCCAGGAGGACTTGATCGCACTCAAGGCCCAAGATGTCCACCAGTCTGCGCTGGTGCAGGACCTGGACATGCATTACTGGGAAAATCCTCTTTTCCCCGATGAGACCTTCGCCTGTCCTGAACCCGAGTTCTCCATCCTTGCCTCAGCAGACCCCAGCCGCCGATTCGACTTTGAGGACACCAACCGCCTCGTGCAGATCGGTCACAGCAAGGAAGTCTACCGACCCGCTTTCAACAAGAGTGACTGGAAAGTTTCCCCGCTCGCGCGCTACACCACTCTTCCGAATGAGTGTGAGCCCGCTCCAATCAACACCAAGGGGATGACTCCGGAGAATGTGAGCAAGCTTGTTACACATATGGGCAAGCCGAGTCTTCTGGCCACTCAAGTGGCCAATTCGGCCTTTGAGGCCCCGACTCCCGACCCAGAGCTGCTCCGCATTACCGTGGATTTCCTCTCAGAGCGTTTCAGTCATATGTTTGAGGACTATAGGCCCCTCAACGATCACGAGGTGAAGAACGGTATCACCGATCTTTCTCACCCCTACCACGACGTCATCAACGGCATGGACATGTCCCGCAGTGCCGGCTTCTACGGCACTAAGCTCAAGAAGATCAAGAAGGGCGATTACTTCGAACCCCGACCCACTCCGGGGGGAGGCGTTATGTATGCCTGGGGCAAAACTGACCACGCGATCAAAATGCGCCAGCGCTTCGACGCTCAGGACATCCTGCTTCAGCAGGGTATCCCCATGGTCGATTTCGTCGAAACACGGGGAAAGATGGAGCTCCTTCCCAAGGAGAAAACCGCCATCGGCAAGATTCGCGCCTACCAGAATGTAGGCCTCTCGAGCTATATGCTCCAGAAGAAATACTCCTCTTTCATCGTGGGAGCCTTTGCCGTTAGCCGCTGGAAGACAGAGAACCCCTTTGTCTTCGGAATGAACCCCTACCAGGAAACCAATGAGCTCTACAACTTCCTCAAGTCCCTCTCGGACATCGGCGATGACGCCGATTGCAAGCGTTTCGACAAGTCCATCCTGTTCGAAATCCAGGAAGCCGTTGGGGAGATCCTGGGCAACTGGTGTGCCAGCAGCCGCTGGGCCAAAGAGCACCAGAAAGAAGAAACCATTCGGCGCATCCACCGCGCCCTGGCACGGAGTGCGGGGTCGTCTGTCCTCATTTGTGAGGGCCAGATCTCCGCCGTGCGAGGGGAGTTTATCTCCGGTGCGTGGGATACCAACCCACGCGACGGTTTCTTCAATCTCGTCATGTCCGTCTACGTCCTTCTCTGGTGCATGCGCTATAAGCGCGACCCTGAGAACATCCCGACTTACGATCAATTGAGGGCAGACCTTCCGAAGATCTATCCTCTCCAACGCCGCAAGTTTTGCGGAGATGACATCATCGCTGCTATCCATCCCTCCATTGCCGGCTGGTTTAATTTTAACACCTCGAAAGAGGCATTTGCCACTCTCCACTTGGAGATCACCACCCCGGCAAAGGATGGAAAGGAAGCTCCCGACTACAAACCTATCGAGATGCTCGAGTTTTGCTCCCGCAAGTTCGTCAAGCTCACCGACGGGATTTACGGAGGAGCCCTCAAAAAGTCCTCAATTGAGAGACTCTTCCACTGGACTCGCGACGAGGCGCCCATCTTCCTCGCCAACCTCCTCGAAGGCGTTCTCATTGAGGCTGCCTTGCACGTAAAGGAATACTACAACCAAATCGCTGCGGAAGTTCTCGCCTGCCGAGCAGGCTACTACCGCGATCACGGAGAACGACTCCCAATCGACGTCGTCAACTACCACCAGAAACTCCGTGACCTTCTGGCGATTCCGACCGTAGAGTGGTCGAACCTGTTTGATTATGAGATTGAATCAACTTTTCAAGCGATCCTTCCCAAGCATTCATCAACAATGAAATTCTACAATGCCAGATCTTGCAACATCTGCAAGGCTCTCGTCCGTGGTCAGCGCGAATACGTCTACCACGTCATCAACAGCCACCCTGACAGCGACGAGGTCCTGCCTTGTGCCGGACCCTTCTGCCTCTTCGAAGGGACTCCCGCTGATGCAAAGGCTCACCGCTGTCTTTTCAACGGTGAAGTCGTTTGTACTGACTGCGGCCAAACCTTCAAGTCTTATGAGAAAGCTGCTCAACATCATCGCAGCGTTCACGCCCGCAACTCCCTCAACTACGAGGAGTACTACAGGGGCCCGGGATTCCATCCTGCGCTCCTGGCTCGAGATGGAGGCCATCAGGAACAGGGGAATCGCTGCGGACGCGATATCCCTCCACCAATTCACAAGAAAACCTCTTGTCAACATACCCCCGAGGCACCGGGACACAGTGCCAATGCTGGAACCCAGACCGACGACGAACTCGACGAAGACTGGCTCTCTTCAGCCGATGCTCTCGACCACTACCGATTCCTACAAGGGTTCGAACGAGAACATCGCAGCTGTGATCGAGCTGCTAAAGTCTACAAAGCGCTGGTCGAAAATCACCGAGCCCTTGCCGTCAAAGTCGCGCATGCCATCTGCGCTGGCAAGGTCTACGTCTGGATGCGAAAACCAGAGAAGACAATCGCCACCACCGTTGTCTCCGATGGAAAGTCCTACCGCGTCGAGAGAGGAGTGGACAGCTTCCGCTGCATCTTCACTTCAATGACCCTCGACAGCGAGGAGGACTTCATTCACAAGTTCCCAAGGGACGAGTTTGGATACTACGTCTCCAAAGACGGCCTGGGAAAATTCCAATCTTCCAGCGCCGTCCAGATGAGCCAACTCGCCGGCCCTGCTGCCGGGGGGGAGGCCCACGTCACCGCTTCGCTTCCTGCTAGCGACATCAACATCCGTACGGATATGCCCGTTGAAGGCGTCTCTGTGCCCGTTATGGCCGTCAACACCGTGCCAGTCGCTCCAGAAGCCATGACGCTTGACTACCTTCCGAACGAAGGTATTACCATGTCAGGCCCTCGTAACATCCTTGAGGACCACGTCAGGGCTCTTGCCCCGATCACCAAGCGTTTCACTATCGACGCAGCCGCCGACGTTGACACCCTCCTCTTCGAACTCGAATGGGGACAGGGCATGTCCACCGTCTTCCAGAACTATGTCAAGAGCCATGAAGCCGTCAACGCTTCATTTGACCACTCGGTCTCGTTCAACTCGAATGCGGCCATTAGCGGTCAGATCATCGTGGGTTGGCAGCCGCGTAAGAAGGATCATTACACTTGCAATGATCTCCTCCCCTACGATCACACTATCTTTCAGATCCAGGGAGGGACCACCAAGTCCTTCACGCTCCACCCTCGCAGGCGGAACGACTTTTGGGTCACGCCGACCGAGATGTTCACCGCCTCCGACGACCACCCACGGTTGGTTGGTCTCGTCTACGCGAAGGTTGCTTCCTTCACAGCCGACGGACCTACCATCGACGGCATCATCCGCTCCAAGCCGAACCCCTCGTTCTATGTCAACAACTTCATAGGCTGGGCTGGTTCAACTGAGAAAGACATCAAGATCCGCCTTAAAGAGTTCTGCGATCCTTCCGCACGCATGGTTGTCGACTCCGGTCGCTATCCCAATGCCGTCGACACCGCGGACTTTGTGCGCTATGCCCCGTCCGACTACATGATCGACAACCTCACCGGACCCAACAACAACCTGCTGCGTGGCAACGCGGGCACCGAGAATGCCTATTCCATCAACGGCTATCACGTGTTCCGCGTCTACAAGAACGCACCTGACCACGACATTGTTCCGCGCAGACCTGATGGATACTTCCTGATGGCTGCCGACGGGACCGTTCCCAACTTTTCGATGAAGATGTGGTCCCCGGACTTCGACTGGAACTACTCACTCGTCACCGCTAAGTACGAACAACTCGACGACTACCGCGATTATGAACTCTCGTGGGAGGGTATGGAGGAATTTCTTTCCAGCGTTGACACCAGCGCATGGAACTACACCGTTGACAGGGCGGTACCCGTCAGGAAACCCGTCATGACCAACGCCGACGAGGCAGAGAAAGATTGGGACACCACTGCCACGGTCTACACTTTTAACACCAAGACCGTGTGCGGCCGGGTCACCACCCTTTTCGCTCGGGGGAGCCCCAACACCTATGCCTTTGGCATCGCTCCCAACTTCCTCCTCTCCCGACCCCTTGCCGCGGACCTCAACCGAGGTGTCTACCTCACCAAGCCAGGCTACAAGTTCGTGCGTTTTGCACGCGCCGAGGCCTATGCTCGTGGTATGGGAGAGAATTACCCCACTGGTTTCCTGTCCAACCCCCTAGAAGAGGCCATCTTCTTCACCAGCATGACCTTGGCGGACAAGGGCCTTATGGCCTGGGACGTCATTCTTGCCGGACAGGTTTGGGGCCAGTTGGTCGCCGACATCGACAACAAGAAACTCTTTGCCGTTTCGTCCACTCCTTTTGGTGTGGTCGACTGTGCGCAGTGGGAACTTCACAACCCACGGCCCATTGATCCTCGCTATGTAGTTAGCACGCTGGATTCTCTCGTCATCGAGCCCAAGGCTCCCCTCTCCGCGAGGCGCCAGATAATCAACCTCTTCCCGGGGTTGGGCGTCTACCAAGGGGCAGCCGCTAGTATGCTCGCTCCGATGGCAGGAGGTGCCATGCAAGGCATCGGCCAAGGGATCAGCAATTGGCAACAGTTCCAAAATCAGAATAAACTTGCCGACAAGCATTATGGCCAGGAATCGAAACTGCAGCAAAACCAGTTCGGTCACAACCGTGAAATGCAGCTGGCTCAGGCTGAACAACAGTCAGCCCTATCACACCAGAGCCACCAGCAGGCCATGGAAGCGAACGCCTGGACTCGCCGCGCTCGCGATGCCTCGTCAAGTGCTAACGGCATGGGGTTTGCAAAGACCCCGAAAATCCTCGAACAAGTCAACCGCGACTTCCACATTTCACCCTGGAAGCCGACGACCTCTGGTACGCAAACCAACGCTACCAGTCACCAAGACGCGGGAACCCAAGCTGACTTCCCGAGAGTCACCCGCGACAAGACGATGACCCCGTCTGCTGTCCCCAAGATTGGGCAAGTCAGCACTGGAGTCGGAAGCAGCGACCACCAAGAGTCGGTCGCCTAACTATCCACGTCCCGAAAACCTTTCGAAGAACGCAACCGCCGGGGTCTAGCCTAGTAATAGTGAGTTTTCCCCATTAAGGCCAAGCGGCAGGTTTTCTTTTCCTTTATTATTTAAGTTTTCTTTTATTATTAATTTCTACCTTTTCTTACTTTTTCGGTATAAATATTTTGATTCCACACTTTAATTAAATACAGTACAG